TACCATCCACTAGGGCTGCTTTTGTTGCCTGTAGAGCATCATCAACACGATCTTTCTTTTCTTTCATTTCCGTTTCGGTATTACCTCCAACGTGAACAACTGCTACTCCACCTATAAATTTAGATAGACGTTCTTGTAGTTTTTCCATTTCAAACGGAGTAGTAGCGGATTCAATTTGTTGTTCAAGTTCCTCTACTCGTTGCTCGATTTTTTCTTCTGTTCCTTTACCATCAATGATTGTGGTTTTTTCTTTAGAAACAGTAACTGTTCGAGCTTGGCCAAACCAATCCCATTGGAATTTATCCAACTTCATGCCTTTATCTTTATCAAATACAGTTCCACCTGTTAAGATAGCAATATCTTCCAAAAGTAGTTTTCTACGGTCTCCAAATTCTGGGGAACGAACAGCACATACTTTTAAAGTACCACGCATTTTGTTTACTACTAGTGTTGAAAGCGCTTCGCCATCAATATCTTCACAAATGATTAAAAGTGACTTATTTGCTTGAGATACACCTTCTAAAACAGGTAGTAAATCTTTTACAGCTGAGAATTTGTAGTCTGCAATGAATATATACACATCATTTAATGTAGTAGACATTGTTGAATTGTTTGTTACAAAATAAGGAGATTTGTAACCACGATCGAATTGCATTCCTTCTACAGTTTCCAAATATGTATCGCCTGTTTTAGATTCTTCAATGTAAACTACCCCTTCACGTCCAACTTTTTCCATAGCAGTAGCAATCAATTTACCTACCTCAGGATCATTGTTTGCTGAAATGGTTGCAATTTGTTCTAGTTGTTCTTCGGATGCGATTTTTTCATGGATTTTTTTCAATCCCATAAGTACAACTCCAACAGCACTATCAATTCCACGTTTGATTTCAACAGCATTTGCACCATCGTTCAAACGAGATAAACCTTGTTTAACAATTTCACGTGCTAAAAGAGTAGAAGTAGTTGTTCCGTCTCCCGCGTTATCTGCTGTTTTAATAGAGGCTTGCTTAATCATATTAATTCCAAGATCCTCAATTGGATCCTCGAGTGAATTAATTTCTTTTGCAACGGTTACACCATCCTTCGTTGAATAAACTTGACCTTCTTTTGTATAAACAACATTACGTCCGTTTGGACCCAAAGTTGAAACAACTGCATCTGCTAGTTTATCAATACCTTTTACTAATTTTTTACGAGCGTCTGCTCCAAATTCAATTTGCTTACTCATTTTCTATTACTTTTGCTAAAACTTGTTTTTCATTCCCAATGAAGTATTCTACGCCTTCATGTTCTACTTTTGTAAAACCCATTGTAGGCAACACAACTATATCACCTTCTTTAATTTCTGTTTTAATGAATTCCCCAGCTACAGTATATGTTCCAGGTCCAACTGCTACAACAGTTCCATGGACATTTCTATCTTTTCCCATATCAGGCACAATAATAGATCCATACTGGGTTTCTTCAATTTCTACTGGTTTTACAATAACTGCATCAAATAGTGCTTCTAGTTTACTCATATTTCGATTGATTTTAAAAGGTTTTCTAGTCCATCTTTCACTTTATTCCAAGTAGTAATATATTCTTTAATGGAAGAATATTCACCTTGGTTTTGGTAGAATTTTTGTTTTGCAATACAGTTTAGAGCATTTGAAAAACTACTGTAGTAGCCTACTACTTTTTCTTGTTCTTTACCAGATGCTTCTTTTCCTCCAAAACCTCGAGTAGTAAATGATCTTTCAATAACTGTAAAATTGGTTGCATCTTTAACAATGTAGAACGGTTCCATTGAAGGATCCTTAATTGTACAGAGTGATGATTGTGTGTTGGGGTTTTCACCTCGAGCGGGACGACCACGTCTTGATTTTGTTTCTTGCATAACTTACTTTAAATTTATAACTATAATATATGAAAACTATTTTAAATAGACAAGCTATCTTATTATACATATTAGAATGCTCTGTCTTCTTTACGGATAATATAGTATTCGCTTTGAATTTCCCCGGTATTGAATTCTAGTTTCATCAAACCTTGAGCATTCAAATATAACTTTCCATCCTTTAAATCCTTATTTATATTCAAAATGTTTTTAAACTGGGTTGAATTAAATGGGAGTTTGATATTATTTGTTTTTATATCTCCATAAAGCTGGTATGTGATTTTATTGTTGTGGCCATTTTCGTCTCCAAAAGTAAATAGGCACATCAAATCACCATTTAAATCCGTTTCGGTAGAAACAACCATATTATCTATGTCTCCCAAAGCGGTTTTTGCTTTAACTAAACTTAAAACATCTTCCGAATCTAGATTAAAAGTAGCATCCCAAGATGGTTCATTTACGGTTCCAACGGGAGGAATCAAGAGTGGATCCGCTAAAGCATATGTTAAATTGAATTTACTGTCTTGAAAATGTAGTTTGGTTGGAACACTTTTATGTTTTTCTAAACTCATCAACATACTACCTTGTGTGATATTGAGTAGGTTAAGGAATTTTTTAGTATCAAAAATAGCTAATTCACAGTCCTCAACATTAATTTCTTGGCAAGTAATTTTACCTATTACTTCTCTGTTTAGAGAGGTAAAGTTAACTGTTAGAGTTTTGTCTTTGATTATCCATCGAACAGATTCGTTCTCGTCCAAATGGTATTTTTTAATTGCTGCTTGTAAAACTAATTTGTCAATCATGTATTAAAGATAAGAAAAATATTTTAAATATCCTAATTAAAACTAAAAAATAATGATTTGTATGGATTCAATGAGAGTTCCCATCCAATATCTGCATAAACAGTTTCTAGTTTATTTCTGATAATACTATCAAATAGGCCATCCCTATCAATATATTTGTCAATTAATTGGGTAATTTCTGGGGGGTCATTATAACCATTATATCCTATCACCTCTATTTTGTATGGGTTTGGTTTCAAATATGCTATATACATTTTGTCTCCAATAGTGAATTCTGGGTATTTTTTGTGTAGGTTTTTATAGTGAATAAAATCATTATAGATAATAGCTGCTTTTGTATTGATTGGGCATTTTAATTTGAGTTTGGAGAATAATTCACCAGCCATAGGTTTTCTATCAATATATTCACCTAGTTTTTTCAATCCAGTTGGTTTAAGCAACTTTATCCATTCTATTGTATGCATTGAATTTTTAAAATCCATTACAAACCTATCCACATCTTCCTTTTTCTTACCAAATAGGATACTTTTGATAAGTTCTTCTCCAAAGTTTTTAAAGTATGGAGGGAAATTGGATTTCATAATGTCTAATCCTTTTATATCAAGTTCTTCTACCGGGATTCCTTCTTTATCAATTATGTATTGGGCGTATCGTCTTTTGCCGGCCCAATATGTTTTTTTGATTATATATTCTGGTTTAAGGTCGAGATAATGTTCTGGGGAGTTAAAGCACTTGGATGCAATTGTGGTTTGGTATGTGTTTAATTTTTCCCCTATTTCTTGTTGGAGTTTTTTTACTTGTTCAATAACTGTTTCATCTCCTTCTGTTTCATAATTGTTTATTCTATGTTTAAGAATATTTTCTAAAGATATAATCAAAGAATCTGTATCGGATCCTGCTACATGTTTGTTTAATTCTTGTACATTGAATTTCATATAAATTGAGTTAATATTTGAGGGATAGTGTGATAATGTTTATATGTAATTTTGATTAAATTTATGTCATTTAATATACAAAATTTTTCTTTAATTTCATCTCTTCTTTGGGATTCTTTCAAGTCTCCACTTCTTATTTTAAAAAATTCACTTTCTTCAAAATGTTGTTTGCCTTGGAATTCTACACATGTGTTGTACTTAGGAAGATAAAAATCAAATGGTAGTTTTCTTCCGGTTTTATTGTTAATGCATTTTCCAAAGGTATATTCTCTAATATGTTCTATGTTGTGTTCTAAAAGGAATTCTTCTATTCTTTTTTCTCCTTTAGATATCTTGTTGTTTCCACATTTTTCACACCCACAACCTCTATAAAAATGATTTAAAAATGATTGGATAAATTCACCGTGGATAGGGCATATTATTTTTAATTTATGTTTATTATTTCTATCTATTTTAGATTGGGGAGGGTAGATGTATTTATTATTATGGATTTTTTTTAGTTTTTCATATATTTTTTCATCTGGGTTGTTAGATATACGGGTTTGGGAAATTTTATTTCCCCTACATCCTGGGCACCCATGGTTGTTTAGGTGATTATTTGGGTGGATTGTGAATTCTCCATGGGTGGGGCATATAACGATTGATTTGGTTTTAGCATTTTTGTAAATAAATTTTGAATAATTGTATTTATTTCTATGTATGATGTTTGCTCTTTCTATAAAATATTCTAATGGGTTTTCAAAATAGCCCATACCAGCACACTTTTGGCACCCAGATCCTTTTATAGAATGGTCTGAGGGATTACAGTGGAATGGGCCATGTTCCTTGCATATGATTTTTACTTTATGGGATTTTCCATTATATGTTGTTTTAGAATAATCATATTTATCTCCATGTTTATTTTTTGCCCTTTCAATGAACTGTTCAGTAGTTAATTTTTTTGCCATATGATTAATATTATATGTTATTACCGCATATATTATACATATGTGTAGTCTACGTCTCTAATACATTATTTTAAATATTCTTTTTCTATTAGTTCATTAGCATATTTTATAGTTTCTTGAATACATCTTTGACCGGTTGTGGTAATAGATGATGATAAAATTTTATGACCATCCGTAAACCTAAATGAATTTATCGCGAAGCCCCCATAAACAGCATTCAAGAGTATTTTTATGCTATGTTGTTTCTGGTTGTAGAGTTTTCCTTTTTCTATATCTCCGCAACTGTATGCTTCTTTCATTGTATTTTTGTATTCCACCCTTAAATTAAACCAATCTTCCAATATTTCAGCAACAATACTTTTTTTAGATGAATCATATATAGTTCCATTTGCTGATATAATAAGATGGTTTTCTTTTATTATGTGGAGGAGGTTGCTTACAGTGGTTGTTCCTTCAACTAGTTTATATGATTTTTTGTTTAGTTTTTCTAGGGTTACTATTTCGTTAGGGTCCATTTCTTCCAATTCAACTAAACTACACCATGCATTGTAGTTTTGATGAGAGATTTTAACTCTACCAACCAATGTTTCAACTCCTAAATTTAATGTACGGATAATAGAAGGATACAACGAAGAATAATCAGCGTTTATTAACCAACTATATAGCCCAGGTACAGGGTCTAAAAGATAACCCCCACTATATCCTTCCTTTTTACGGATGGTTCTAATATTGCGTTGAATATATTTGTTAGACAGGGTTTTAACTATTACTGTTTTATCATCCTCAAAACTATAGATATGCCCCTCAATTGTTGGAGTTCCCCTCTGTTGAGTAACATGATCACCAGTTTCTAACTCTCTAATTGAAGGATTAGTGGTTGTAGGTTTATTTGGGGCAACTATATTTTTACGTTTTAAATACGTTAAAATAGCACCCTCGTTTAATGCTGTATTATAATAAATTGACTCATATGGTGTATGGCATAGGTGGGAAATAAGAACGGTTAGTTCGATAAACTTTTGTTTTTCCTCTAGTGCCTCTATAATTTCAACGTCTCGAATATTATAGTCAACATATTTTTCCTTGTCTTCTTTAAATAGTTTATCTAAACCTCCATTATATTCTATTTTACCTAGTTTAGCATATTTTAAGCCAATATCACCTAATTTATAGGATGGTTCTTCCTTCATAATGTATTTGCGAAGCAAAAGCATATAATCCAAACTATTAACTAGACCTATACGAATTGGAGAATTACCATTGTTTATGTTTTCTTCAATTTTTCTAATTGGAGACAAACGATATACTTCATCCCCCATTATCTTTCGTATACGATAAAATAGATAGGGAATATCAAAGAAATCACTGTTGTATCCTACAACAATGGTAGGATCCATTTGTTCCCATTTGTTTAAAAATTTGGATACAAGTTGTTTTTCTGTGGAGCAAGGGATAACAAGTTTACCATTTACATTAGCTTCTTGCATTTTGCCTTCTTTATCTAAAATAAAACACAGTTTTTCCTTTGTGCTAGTATCAATTAAAGCAATAGCTGTTATTTCAGCATTTGCCTCTCTAATGGTATATGGGGTAAGAGCACCTAAAATTTCAATCTCAATATCTAAATAAACAATATTGTGATATTCTGGTCTGTTATCTGTTTTATAATACAGATCACGTAGTAAAACTAATTCACGGTCAATGTCCTTTTCAAGAATTGTAGGGTCTTTTCTATCATACTTTCCGTTAATGGAGGAACATCTATCCCCAAATAGAGTTTCAAACTCGCCTTCTGCATCTAGTTTATAGACTGTGGGCCAGTATTGGAAACATTTAATACCCTTTTTATCATCTCTGATGTAGTAGTGGTATTGATCGTCTCCCGGTAACCTATTGTAAAAAACTGCTTGGTACAAAAACTTTTATTTAAAAAATTTACTTAAATCAGGACGAAAATAATTAATATTTTTCATCACTTTTCTATCACGTGTTCTATAGACGATATAATATCCTTCAACCTTTTCATAGTGGCACTCCTCTTTTTGCTCGGCGGACCGTACTCTAACGGTATCTTGTGCTTCCTCTTCGCTTGTGCAAGCTTTGCTAAGATTAGACGCTTGTACTTCTTGATACGCGGGCCATACCTTATCCTTAAGGCCATGTAGCATAGCTCCGTTGCCCAAGGACACATACGTGATGTCACACAGAGCATCAAGAACCTCAACAATATTCCCGGTTTCGCAAGCATGTTTGTATTCCTCGAGTTCTTCCAAAATAAAATTATAGACAAACATCCACTCCTTCTCATCGGGAATGACCGGGTTATAATTATTGGGCTTTCCCATTACAGCATTAAACTCTTCAACCTCTGATACAAAAGGTACATAGTTTTGTTTTAGGTATTCAATTTCATTTGTTAATTCTCTATATTTGAATATAACATCATCTCCAAGTTCAATTTTAGACATTAGAGATAAATCTATCATTTGCCCATACAGGACTTTAATTAATTCTTCTTGTTTTCTTTCTAATGGAGTCATTTGTTTTCTATTAAATGGTAATACAATCTATCTGCTACTAGTTTTTTCCAAACATTTATTC